TACGGTTACAACAACACCAACAAGATTTACAATTACTCAAAACGCAAGTGCAGCAACAAGATATCCATCTATAAGGGCTATAAATCCTTGTTCTTTATTAGTTTGGGGTGGGCAATTGCAAGAAGGCTCTTCAGCAACCGAATATATTAAAACTGAAGGAACTGCGGTAAGCGTTGGAATGCTTGCAAACGTTCCTCGAATAGACTACACTTCGGGATGCGGTAAATTGCTTTTAGAACCGCAGCGAACAAATTTACAAACTCAGTCAAACGGCTTTTTGTCGAATTGGACTATTAATGAAGTAACTACAAGCGTAGGGGAGTCTACTTTAATAAGTGGAGAAACAACGACATTAATCACAGAAACCGCAGTAAACGCAGTTCATAGGGTAGTTTCAGTATTAACAGTTTCATTAACTATCGGCAGCGTTTATACTATTTCTTTTTATGCTAAAAGTAACGGAACACGTAATATAGGATTAAGAACGGGATTTACGGGGTCTTCTGCTAATATTATTTTTAACCCAAATACTCAAACTGCGGTATCTGTTCCTGCGGGTTTTACAACTAATATAACAGCTGCAAATGATGGTTATTATCGTTATTCAATTACCGCAACTTCGGGGGTTGCATCAGACCTTATAAGTGTTGTAATGTTTAACGGAACAAGTTTAGTTTATACGGGAACTTCTGAATCTATTTATATATCCGCAATTCAGACAGAGCAAGGCTCTTATCCCACTTCGTACATCCCCACTACCTCAACTGCGGTGACAAAAGTGGCGGATATAAGTAATACAACGGGGCTTAGTAGTATAATGGGTCAAACAACAGGGAGTATTTATTTTGAATTTAGTCAAATAAATCAATTTTCAAATGAAGATATATTTGCCTTTGATGCTGATAATTCTAACTATATAAGATTTAGAACAAGTGGTGCAGGTGCTTTATTAATAAGAGTTAATAATGCAGGTAGTATATCTTTTGCAACATTTATTAATCCTATTGTTGATAACACAAAATATAAAATACTTATAAGATATGCTAATGGTGATTTTAGAGTAGAGGTAAATGGTGTAAGAGTATTAACTGAAACATATTCATTCAACACATCAGTAACTTACGATAAATTACTTATTAGTGCGGTTACGGGAAGTAATAACGCCAAAATAAGTGGAGTTCAACTTTATAAAACTTTTTTATCAGACGCAGAAGCAATAGCACTAACAACAATATGAAATTCCTAAAATTTGAATTTACAGACCTTGCCGAATGGCTAACCGTAAAAGATAGCCTTTATGAAGATGAGGCATTAATACCTGAAGTAGTAGCTATCCACGAGATAGGCTTTATATGCCTTGCTACAAACGAAGAGGGCGAGTGTATTGACCTTAGTACTAAGTACGCAGTTGATATGCTACTAGCAGTAGAGCTCGATGAGCTTGCACCCTTTGTGGTCTATCCTAATCCCGATGGAGTGCATATCTTTGCAGGGTGGGCTGAGGCTTATACGCAAGAGTTCTGTAAAGTAAACCCTGATTCACCTTATTGTATTATACCTGATGAAACTGTATCTGAGTAGCGTATTTACCGCATTATTTTTATTCTTTGCTCCGGTAAAAGGAATAATCCTAATTGTTGCACTCTCAACTATTATAGACACCTGCTTTGGTGTGTGGAAAGCTGTAAAGCTTGGAGAGGATGTGACAAGTAAGATATTCAGAAAGGGACTATTGTCTAAGCTTCTTACCTACGTAGCGGCAACGATGCTAATATTCGCCTCTGATGTGTTTATCATAAACGAGCTAACAAGAAGCTTAGTAAGCGTTGATTTTATATCTACCAAGATACTATCGTTAGTGCTAGTAGCTATAGAGGTTAAGAGTATGGACGAGTCGTTTATCAAGGTAAATAGATACTCGTTTATTGACAGGGCTAAGTCTATTATTGTAAAGATAAAGAACATTAAGGGTCAGTTGTAATGATGACTACTGTAGACGTAATCAAGAAGTACGGCAAGCCTAACGAGACAGGTGAAGGCTACTTAACGACTATACAGTTACCTTATCCAATGAAATTGTCGTGGGATTTAGATACAAAGGTAAATAGGATGAGCTGCCATAAGTTAGCAGCTGACAAGTTCTTAGATGTGTTCAATGATTTGTTAGCTGAGTATGGCATGAAGGAAATAGAAAGGCTTGGCATAGACTTATTTGGTGGGTGTTTCAACTATCGTAAAATGAGGGGCGGAACAAGCTGGTCAAAACACGCCTGGGGAATAGCAGTAGATATTGACCCGGCACGAAACTTATTAAAAGAGACAGCTAAGACAGCTAGATTTGCTAGACCTGAATACCAAAAGATGATTGATATATTCTATAAGAATGGATTCATAAGCCTAGGGATAGAGAAAAATTACGACTGGCAACATTTTGAACTAAAAAGCTAATCTGCATGAATTTTTCCTAAAACTTCATTCACTTGTTTACTTTTAGGAATATATTTATACTCTAAGTATAAATTACAAAATGCACAATAAACCTTACTGATATATTGTGCAAAATTAAAGCACATAAAGTACACTATACCGCACTTTAGGCTGCAAATACGTATATTATCGAATAAATACGTATCAAAAGAGCCTTAGACTGCACTTATAATGCTATAAATAAAAATAGCGTTACAATAGCTATGAACGAGATAGTACGATTAGTCCTTATCTGAATCTTTTGATTCTCGTTCTCCAAGTGCAAACCTATATTTTCAGAGTCAGTAGCATATACAAGCGTTTCTAGGAACTCTATATCTTTTTTGTTACTATCTATTACCTGATACAGTAAAAGTTCCTTAGCGTTGCTTATTTGAGCTTGCTCCATTAAACTATCTTTCTGGATTAATTCAATGTAGATTTTATCCATCTGTGGTATGGATATGCAGACTGTAGTATCGCCTGTGCTATTGTCGATTAATACGGTCTGAGAATAACTGTATCCTGCGAGTAGTAGGAGCACTACTATAGTCATTAATCTTTGTTTCATATTTTATTTTGATTGTATCTGATTTGATTTTTAATCTCTCAATATCTCTATATAAGGTGTCTGTATTAGTAAGAACTATAGGAGTTGGTGTCACAATTTCTTTATTATTTGTGACATCTATAAATAGGTAGAAACAGATTATAGCTAGTAGGAGTATTGACACTATATAGAATCTAAGATATTGCATCCAGCAAAGGTAAATATAAAAGTTTTATATTTGCAATACGTAGATGGCAAGAATTAGTACTTATCCTAATGACGAAAAAATATCTGGTGGAGATAAATGGATTGGGACTGATTCAGGGATTGGTAATGCTACAAAAAACTTTACAGCAGGTAAAGTAGCTGATTATCTTAATTCGTCAGCATCAATACAATCTCAAGCCTTAAGGTACTTATATCAAGCAGATACATTATCTTACCCTAGGATGTACGGCACTATTTCATTTAAAACAATGAAAGGTGACAATGTATCTTTTTCTACTATAGATACATTTTTATTAAGTGCATATGCAAAGCCACATATTGATGTGCATACGTTTTATAGCGAGCCTCTTATTGGGTCTGTTGTACTAATAACAAACACAGCAAATGTATCAAATTGGGCATTGTACTATTGGAATAGTTCAACTGAAGATGCTCTTGAGCCTTATTTTTATAATATAGGACTTACGTTTATATCGGGCAATGGAGGTCTTTCATCTGAAGAAGACTACTTTATATCTATGTTTAGCTCCGGTGAAAGCAGTGGTAATGTAAGTGGGCTTGGAACAACTAACAAAGTAGCTAAATGGATAAATCCAAATACAATATCAGATAGTACTATAACTGATAATGGAACTAATGTAGGTGTAGGAACAGATACACCTGTAGGCAAATTAGACGTAAGAACAACCGATAGTTTTGGTGCTGTTATTTTTAATAATGACGATAGCAGCTCTCCATTTTGGCTTAAAAGAGCTAATAATGGCGGTGTAGGTATAAATACTTTTTCTAGTAATGGCACTATAGATATCCCAACCGATAGGGATTCAATAGGATATTTAAGCAGATTTACAGGTCAAGCTTATATAGATACCGCTTTTAGACCTTTAGCTAGAATGGAATATTATATGACATCTATTCCTACTATTGGTAACGCACCAACAGGCATTCGTTTTTTAACTGTAAGGGGTGGTGATGCTACTTATAATTTAAATGAGAGAATGGGGATTACAGATGATGGTAATGTTCAAATTGGTGAAAGTATAATAAACAATAGAAATTCAAAATTATTTGTTAAAGGGATAGGCACAACATCATCTACAACGGCTTTATTGGTACGGAATAGTGCAGAAACACAATTGTTTAAAATGTCCGATAATGGATTTTTTGAATTTTCAGGTGAAGGTATTTTTTATGCTGTTAAAAATGCATCATCTACTGCAGATTATTTTTGCATTGATATAAATCCTAGAATAACTGCCGGAGCAAATAATCAAATATTGTCAATGCTTCGCATTAGAGATAGAGGTTTTTCTGATACAGGAGGATTTACAAATACTCTTAGATTAGCTGTTGTAATGGAAAATGCGGGTGGTGGACAATTTCCTTTTCAACTGTTTAGCGATACAGGTAAAATAAGAGTAGGTTATTCTACGGTTGCAGCAGCTGATGCTCAATTAAACATACAAGGCAGCGGCACAACGGCATCAACAACGGCTTTATTAATACAAAATTCTGCATCTAGTCCTTTGTTAAAAGTTTTGGATAATAGTTTTGTAGGTATAGGAACAGATACTCCTACATCTACTTTAGATATACAAAACTCAACAGGAGGTGCAGTTATAAACCTTCAGTCAAATACGTTTGCTTATCAATCTATAAAAAGGTTTTCTAATAATGCCTTAAGACCTAGATATGAATTATACAAGTCTAGAGGAACTATAAGCACACCTTTAGTAGTACAAACAGGTGATGAATTAGGAAGTTTTGATTTTAATGCTTATGATGGAACTACAAATCAAAGAGTAGGAATACTATTTGTTTTTGCTGAAAGTGTAGTTGGTCCTATCGTTACGCCAAAAATGGCAATAGGATTAGGGACTTCAGGACCTACTAATACTTATAAATTAGCAATTGAAAATAATGGTAACATAACTGTTGGGAATGACTTAAATACTTTAAATGCTAGATTAGGAATAAAAGGAAGCAGTACTACTAGTAGTACTGCTGCTTTATTAATACAAAATTCTGCATCTAGTCCTTTATTTAAAGTTTTGGACAACGGAGTGATAATGGCTCAGAATATGCCTACTAGCTCAGTAGGTTTGGCAGCAGGGTCTTTATGGAACGATGGTGGCATAGTTAAGATAGTTTAATATAAAGAATTACATTTGTAAAATAAAATGTCAATAATAAGCACATACCCAATATACGCATCTGTTATTTTAGTTGAGAAATCAGCTGCTGTTTACACATATAGTTTCATTAATGGGAGCAATTAGAAAGATATCAATAGGACCTGATTACAAGTCTGGGGCTATGCACTACTTAGTAGGGCAGGATGTCTTAGGCAACACGCATAAAATACATTTAATCAAATTTAATAATAATAAGAGTTCAATACAAATTTGGATACAGTTAAGAAATGAGATATTCCTATGGAAGGAGTTCTCAGATACTGTGCCTGTCTCTATTGAATACGACATAAACTTTTAATGAAATCACCGTTTTACTTTATAGTAAAGCCATTAAAAGGTAAGAGATACGACAATACAAGAACGATAGGAGATATTGAACTTGTAGTAAGCACATCAGAAGAGGACCATAAGTTCGCTAACCGATATGCTGAGGTTGTTGAATTGCCTATTGGCTATAATGGAGGGGTCGCAATTAGCGACACCTTGCTAGTTCATCACAATGTATTCAAATTTTATAATGATATGAAAGGCAACCAAAGAAGCGGTAGAAGCTTCTTTAAGGACGATTTGTTTTTTGTAGATAATGAGCAGTTCTTTCTGTATAAGCATAATGACAAATGGATAGCTCACGATAGATATTGTTTTATTAAACCACTTCCTAAAGAGGAATCTATTATATTCAAGAATACTAAAGAAGAACCCTTGGTTGGTATAATGAGATATCCTAATAAGTATCTTATGTCTATGGGAGTACAAGATGGAGACAAGGTTAGTTTTGCTCCAGAGAATGAGTATGAGTTTACTGTGGATGACGAGAAGTTGTATCGCATATTTGACCATCAGATAACAATGAAACTATGACTGTAATAGAAACAAAGCTAAGAATTATAAAAGCAGGTCACCGAGCTGTTGAGCAATTGATTAAAGTTGCTGAGGAGGATATCATTAAAAAGGATGACGAAGGTGATGATTTGTCTGCGGATAGATTAAAAAATGCAGCGGCAACTAAAAAGTTAGCTATATTTGATGCATTCGAGATATTGAACAGAATAGAGTTAGAGCGAGAGAATATCGAAGAATCTAAAAAAGGAGAGAGTAAAACAGCGACTAAACAAGGATTTGCAGAACGAAGGTCTAATAAGTAATCTGTACGTAGTACTCAATGATTTTATACCCAAAGCGGTATATACAAGCAAGAATAAGGCTAAATCATGGTCGTACGGGTATAATGAGAAGTATGACATTGTTATAATCTCAAAGGACGGCACGTTAGGCGAAGTTGTATCTATAGAAGGATTTGTTATAGGTCTACCTAAAGCTCCTGATAAGTATTATAAACGACACGATAAAAAAGAGCATCAGTATTGGGAGAGACAAGAGCTACCCAAGGAACTTGCAAGGATACAATCTATATTCCAGTGGAACGATAAGCCATCTGCGTTTAAGGACAAATGGGTTGACTACATAGAAGAAGAGTTTGACTATAGAGAGAAGGGATTCTGGTTTGCAAATAATGGCAAGCCTACATACATCACAGGCTCTCATTATATGTACCTACAATGGGCATCTATTGACGTTGGATACCCTGATTATAGAGAGGCAAATAGAATATATTGGATATTTTGGGAAGCTTGCAAGGCTGACGACAGAAGCTTTGGGATGATATACCTAAAGATTAGACGTTCAGGGTTCTCATTTATGACATCTTCCGAATGCGTTAATATAGGTACACTGGCTCGTGACTCTAGGATTGG